AGACCAATCCTCCTCAGTAACACTTCAACACATCAAGTCGTTGTCCAATCCGACGGCTTGATTTGTTTTGAGTTAGTGCTACATGAAAGAAATGCCAACGATTCTGTTGAATAACAAAGTAAACGACGGCTCTGCCCCAAGTCCGTCAGATGTAGCGGTTAGGGAACTAGCCATTGACGCTTCCACTGGTTCACTCTGGACCAAGCTCAAGACTGGTCTTGTACGCAAGATCCTCGCCATTGCAGCACCTCACGCGGCTACCCATGCTGCTGGTCAGCCTGACGCTATCACTCCCACATCGATTGGCGCGGCTATCATCGACCACCAGCACACTCCTCTGGATCTTGTGGGCTGTGGAGATATTCTGACTTCCAATGCAGCAGACTTTGCCGCTGCCTCGCACAGTCATGGTGTAGGCCAAGTAACCGGGCTATCTGCCCAGCTTGACGCTTTGGCTCAACGCATTTCAGCTCTCGAACAACAAGTTCACCCACAATGAGCAAGAAACAGGTCAATCTCTCAGTCAAGAAGGGCGAGAAGTTGCCTGTGTCTAAAGGCGCAGGGCTTACTGCAAAGGGCAGGGCTAAGTATAACGCGGCGACCGGCAGCAACCTGAAGGCCCCTGCTCCGAATCCAAAGACCAAGGCTGATGCTGGACGCAAGAAGTCCTTCTGTGCTCGCATGGGCGGGATGCCTGGGCCAATGAAGGACGAGAAGGGTAATCCAACTCGCAAAGCAGCAAGCCTCAAACGCTGGAAATGCAAATGAAAGACGGACTCTATAAGAACATTCATCAAAAACGCGAACGCATCGAAGCTGGCTCAAAGGAACGTATGCGCAAGCCAGGCTCCAAGGGAGCGCCCACTGCTGCCGCATTTAAGGCTTCTGCTAAGACTGCCAAAAAGAAATAATGCAAGTCCCCATCCTCAACGGAATTTACACAGATACCGCTGGGGACTTCCGCGTGGAGTATCCGCGCAACATGATTCCTGTCATCTTGAAGTCAGGGATCTCTGATGGTTACTTTCGTCCTGCAGACGGGATTGTCAGCCTTGGCACTGGTCCCGGCATTGACCGTGGCGCCATCGAGTGGCAGGGGCTGCTTTACCGCGTGATGGGCACTAATCTAGTGTCGATCTCTAGTACGAACGTCGTCACTGTCATAGGCAATGTAGGAGGCACTGGTCAGGTTACCTTTGACTATTCCTTCGACTACTTGGCTGTCGCCTCAGGTGGCAATCTGTTCCTGTATCGGCCCAGCACCGGGCTCCAACAGGTCACCGATCCTGACCTTGGCACAGTCGTCGATGTCGTCTGGGTGGATGGCTACTTCATGACAACCGACGGAGAGTTCCTGATTGTGACGGAACTCAACGATCCATTTTCGGTCAATCCGCTCAAGTACGGTTCTGCTGAAGCTGATCCTGACCCCGTAGTGGCCCTCCTAAAGGTTCGTAACGAGGTTTACGCGCTCAACCGGCACACCATCGAAGTTTTTGATAACGTAGGGGGCCAGTTTTTCCCGTTCCAGCGTGTAGAAGGAGCGCAGGTCCAGCGTGGCACAGTTGGCACTCATGCCTGTTGCAACTTCATGGAATCCATCGCGTTTATCGGTGGTGGCAGGAACGAGGCTCCTTCTGTTTGGCTCATCTCTGGCAGTAATGCAGAAAGGATTGCAACTAGAGAGATTGACCAACTGCTTACCGAATTTACAGAGGAAGAGTTGTCCAATGTGCTTGTCGAGGCCCGTGTAGATAAGGGCTACAGGCACTTGTATATCCATCTACCCAATCAGACGCTCGTGTTTGACGCGGCAGCCACTACTGGCGCCGGCGCTCCAGTCTGGTTCACATTGGCGACCAGCCTTGTTGGGAACAGCCAGTATCGTGCGAAGAACCTCGTTTGGGTGTATAACCGCTGGAATGTGGGTGACCCGGCAAGCACTGCGTTCGGCTACTTGTCTGACTCGCTGTCCTCTCACTGGGGTGTCCTGAATGGCTGGGAGTTTGCGACGATCATCCTGTACAATGAAAGCCGGGGCTTGGTCTTCCATGAGCTGGAGCTAATTTCCTTAACCGGCAACTCGATCTTTGGCACTGACCCAAGTATCTGGACTTCGTACACAGAGGATGGTGTGACCTGGAGTCAGGAACGAGTCTGCAAGGCTGGCATGACCGGCGTGCGCGGCAAGCGACTATCGTGGCTTCAGCAGGGGCGCATGAGGCAGTGGAGGGCGCAGAAGTTCCGGGGCACCAGTGATGCACAGCTTTCTGTGGCCCGACTGGAGGCCAGAGTCGAACCACTTGTGGTATGATCGAGGGGCCATACAAAATTACTCGTAATGAGCTGGCTGAGTTCCTGCCCTCTCAACGGGCAATCCGGGCTTTTGAGCAGCTTTTCGCTCTCATCCCGTCCAGCCTCAACGACAGCGCAGCTATAGTTGAGGAAGTCTCTGTAAACGCACAGAACGCCGATTCTAAGGCCGTTCAGGCACTGTCCGCTATCACCAGATTGGCTGACGCAGTCGAACTGCTTGCGCTGGCTCCTCGAAGCGTCGAAGTCAGCACTGTTTCGGATATTGCCCCGCCAACTACACAAATTGTTGCGCAAACTGATATTTTACCGCCAGTCATCAACGAGGTGCGCAGGAAGCGGTACGGAGCGTTTCATAGCACAGTCACTCAGAATGCTGCTGTCATAAACACGGCGTATCCGATGACGCTGAATACGACTGACATTTCGTTTGGCGTGTACACCGGCACTCCAAACAGTCGCGTTTACGTTGACACCGAGGGCTTTTACAACTTTCAGTTCTCTGCACAGCTTCACAAAACTGCTGGTGGAGTTGGTGCTATTTATATTTGGGCCAGGGTCAACGGCGTTGACATTCCAGACAGCGCAACTAAGATACGGATTCAAGGCAACAACGCAGAAACAGTTGGTGCTTGGAATTTCGTTCTTCCAATTAACGCAGGAGATTACTTCGAGTTGGTTTGGAGCACAGATGATACCAGTTGTGAGATATTAGCTCTGCCAGCAAGTGCGCCACATCCTGCTCTCCCTTCGTTAATTCTCACGGTCACAGACAACATTTCTTGATATGGCAGTCACCGTCAAAAACATCATTCCTCCCAAGCAGCTTGAGAACTCTCAGACTGCCCAGTACACCGCTGTCAACTGCAAGACCATCATTGACAAGGCGACTGTGACTAATACGAACACAGCTAACGTGACCTTGAGCGTGAATCTGATTGTGTCTGGTGGTTCTGCCGGCAACTCGAACTTGGTAGTGAAGACTCGCTCGATTGTGCCCGGCGAGACTTACCTGTGTCCTGAGCTTGTTGGTCAGGTGCTTGAGGCTGGTGGATTCATTTCGACGCTCGCAGGGACTGCTTCTGCATTGACGTTTACTGCTTCTGGGAGGGAGATCACCTAGTGGATGAGCGCCTGACATTACTGAGGCAGAATCTGGAAGAATACTTCCAGTTGCCTGCTTCTGCCATTGAGTGGCTACTAATGATGTTTCAGGTGACACAGGTATTTGACGATGTCGCAGATGGTGACGAAGTCTCTCGGGAGGAGTTAAACAAGTGCATCTGGAACACACTTGTTGCGATGCCGCTGAATCCCTTTTTTGTTGCAAACTCTACAACACTGCTTCCAGTAGTGGCTCTGAGTATCCTTAAGTGGCAGGGAAGTGATGCTGTTGAGCGTGCAGGGCAGGCTAACGAAATGTCATTTGCTTGGAGAGCGGCTTTCTATGATCTTTGCATGATCGCAGTTCAGGCATGTCATGGAGTCAAAAGGGCAACTGAACTTTCTGGCGATGTGTTAAGGCTATACGGAGAAACCTTTAACGATTACAAAACCGAATTTTATGGCTGATCCAACTGGTGGATTCTTACTTGGTGGAGCTGCACTTTTAGGTGCTGGATCTTCAATTTATGGGTCAAACAAGGCATCTAAAGCTGCAAAGTCTGCCGCAGACACACAGGCCAAGTCGCAAGGGAAGGCTATTGATGAGCAGCGCAGGCAGTTTGATGCTATTCGCGAGCTTCTTTCTCCTTACATTCAAGCTGGTCAACCGGGACTCACGCAACCGTATATTCAGGCTGGTCCTGGGGCACTGCAAGGAATGCAGGCTTTGGTTGGTCTTGGTGGTGAAGCAGATCGTCAACGTGCTCTCTATCAGCTTCAACAGTCTCCTCAGTTTACTAATATTGCTGATGTTACAAAGGCCAACATTGCAAATTACCAACGTCAGAGAGATGTAGAGCTAAAGGCGTTCCAAAAGTCAGCAGATTACAAAAAGGCTCCCACGCCAAAAGGAGTATCGAGAAAAGACATTCAAGCTGGTCTGTTGGCTCAGTTTCAAAATCAGACTCAAGCTGGCATTCGAGACATTGAGTCTAAGGCTTACGCGGAACGTGAAGCGTTGATGCAGCCGATCCTTCAGGATCAGAGCTATGCTCAACTTGGCGCAGAACGGCAGCGTCAAGCGATCCAAGGCATCGAGCAGGGACCATTGTTTCAGGAGCTTGCCAAACAGGGCGAGCAGGGCATCTTGCAAAATGCCTCTGCCACTGGTGGACTTCGAGGTGGCAACGTACAGGGCGCCTTGGCTCAGTTTAGGCCAAACCTGTTAAACCAGCTCATCGAAGCGCAGTACGGCAAACTGGCTGGACTTACAAGCCTTGGATCTGGTTCTGCTCAGAACCTACTCGGCGTTGGTCAGGCTTCTGCTGCCGGCACAGCAGCAGCACAGCAGAACGCTGCTCAAAACATTGGCAACTTGATGGTTGGTCAAGGACAGGCACAAGCCGCTGGTCAGATTGGTGCCGCAAATGCGTTTGCTCAAGGACTCGGTGGAGTTAGCAGTGCTATTGGTGGAGGCGTGCAGAACTACATGCTGATGCAGGCGCTCCAAGGTGGAGGGGGATTTGGTGGTGGCTACAATCCTGGAGCAGGACAAGTAGGAATGATAACCTCAGGACTAGACCTTGCTTAATATGGCCGGACCTTACGACTACACCGTTAATATCCCGCAGCCTCCGGCTCAGAACTTCCTTCAGAGCCTGCTTGGCATCCAGCAGCTCAAAGGGCTCCAGCAGCAGAGTCAGCTTGCTGAACAGCAGGCTGCCATTGCGCAGCAGAATGCGGCTTTTCAACAGCAGATGCAGCCACTTCAGCTTCAGGCTGAACGTGCAAGGATTGGTCAGATTGGTCAGTCAATGGCGACCTCCGCAGAAGCCTTGCGTCAGGGCAAAATCACATTTGAGCAGGCGCAGCAGGATCGTGTGCGTCAGATGGAACAGCAGGCTGTAGCGCAGGCAAAGCAGAGCGAATTGTTTGGACGACTAACATCGTTTCCTGCTGACGCTCCAATGTCTGATATTCTTCCTGTTGTGAATGAGCTTGCATTGTTTAAGCCAGAATCAGCAAAGCAGATATTACAGGGCTTTGAAATGGCTCCAAAGCAAATTCAAAAAGCAACAGAAACAACTTTAGTTAGTGCTGCAAACCAGCTTAAAGCTGGCGACATTGAAGGAGCAAGATCTACATACTCAACATTTGCTACCGCTATTCAAAATAGCATGGGCAAAAATCCAGAGGTTAAAGCAATCGCTGATGCCGCAAATGTTCAAGCAAAACTTCTTGATCCTGCAACAGGTCAAGCAGGCATTAACATTGCAAAGGCTTCTGCTCTTGAACTTCTTGGGATTTTTAATCCACAGGCACTAACATCAATTGTTGGAGTGGAAAAGTCTCAAGCTGAAACGAAAACAGAACTTGCAAAACTGGTCCTCGGTGGAGAAAAAATTTCTGACAAGCAACAGTCAGACATCAATGCGCTTACAGATGAAGCAGCAACAGCAAGGATGAATGTTGCTGGTGTTACTGACTCTGTTAATGAATTGCTAAAATTTGCTGAACAGAATCCAAAGGAGTTTAAGTCTGGAGTCGAAGCCTCTTTTCAAAACTTTTTTTCTTCAATTTCTGGAGACACTACAAGGGCACAAAACTTGCGGGCAAGCATTCAGCCATACGCAACCAAAGAGTGGATTGCAAAGGCCGCTGGATTGAAGGGATCGCTATCTGAAAAAGAGGGTGCTCGTCTGGATAAAGGCGCTCCTGATGTAATGAAGGCCGGCCCACAGGAACTTCTTAGTTGGGCTAGGTTGGTTCAAAAGGTTGAACTCGCAGACGCTGACAGGAAGGAACTGAATGCAGCATGGCAGCAAAATGCTCGCTCATTGCAATCCAAGGCTCCTGTTGGGTTTGAAGTGGCCGGCATAACAGTGAAGCCAGGAGAATCCTATCAACAGGTTCTTACAAAGCTCCAAGCTGGTTACAAGAAGAAGAGTGAGCAGGATGTGCTGGATGACGCCATCAGGCTGAAGCGCATCAAAGAGGCTGAACAGACAGGCAGAACTCCTGTTCCAAACATGTACAATCTGGGCGGCGCTCCACAACAGCAACAGCCTGCTTACGTTCCTCCTTCTGGCGTGGTAATTAAGAGCAGAAAATAATATGCCTGAATTTACGCTCGATGTTTACGGCAAGGAGTACGTCATTGAGGCCCCAGACGAGAAGTCTGCTGTCGATGCTGCCTTGGGTGATTACAAGGCAACTTTTGGAGAGCCTCCGACTGCCGGCGCACAGATGCCAATCGAGCGTGTTGGGATACTTGAGACTCCTAGGGAGTTTGCTGGTCGTCCACCTGAAGAGGTAAGCGCAACTCTCGACAACACTCCTCCTCCAAAGGAACTGGCTGCTGACATCCTAAAGGCTGTCTCGCCTCAAGCTGAAAGCATCACTCAGTCTGAGGTCGATGCGATCTACGGCACGATGTCTCGCAATCCCTCGATCAGGGACTATTTCAACCAACAGGTCGCTGCCGGCAACATCAATCCAAGTACACAGTTTGACGCTGAACGCACTCCTGTTCTTGCTGGTTTGTGGGAGCAGTACAAGTCAGAGATGCAGAGTCCGGCAGGCGCGTTCCAGCAGGGCTTTGTAGAGGCTATTGGACCCACTGTTGGAGGTTTAATTGGTGAGGTTGCTGGAACTATACCTCCTCTTGGAGGACTTATTGGCGCTGCTACTGGAGCCAAAATTGGCTACGAACAAGCCGGCATTCCCGGCATGATTGGTGGAGCTGCTGCGCTAGGAGTTACTGGCTTTACTCCGGGCTTGGGAACCGTTCAAACTAGCCTGATTGGTGGCTACTTGGGCGGCAAAGCTCAAGAGATAGTTTCTCCTATGACAACGGAGGAGCGTGCAAGGGCTTCTTTCGCGGAACAAGATCGTGCAAGTAGGTATGCAAAGTTGTTTGGCGAAACGCTTCCAGGCTTTGTAACAGGAGGAAAACTTGGAGCTGCCAAGGCAGTTGGAGGCGCTGTGGTTAGTGCCGGTATGGAGGCCGTAAGGCAGGCTCAAGAAGGCAAACTGAATTTATCAGCATTGGCAGAACGAGCAGTTCAAGGAGCATTTGCTGCACAGGCAAGGGATCTGCCGGGTGTGCTTAGATCTAAGGCCCTCAGAACCGAGGCAGCAGCAATCAAGCAGCGCAACGAGGCTCTTGGAACATTTACAGCAGACCCGACGGCAGCCATTGATGCTATTGAAAGGGCGGCTGAAATCAGGACGGCAGGCTTCGAGCCAATGACCGGGGAGGTGACTGGGCAAAAAGGGCTCATCAACCTACAGCGCATTCTAACTGCAAGGAACGAGGCACTGCAAACACGGGACCAGCAGAACATTCAGGCGATTTCTACGGAACTGAGCGCAAGACTTGCACAAGTAGGCGCACCTCCAGAAGAGATTTCAAGACAAGTTCAAGCTGCTAGGCGCGATTATCTGGCAGGGAAGCGAGCTTCAACACGACAGACGACCGAGGCTGCGGCGGCAGAAGCTAGTGCTCTGATGAACGCAGCAAATGAGGCTTCTCAAGATTTGCTGGCAAACGGAGAACAGCAGGCTTCTCAGATTCTTACTGAAGGCATGACGAGGGCAGATGCCATCATGCAAGGAGCCAGAAACGGGCTTCTAAGCATGGAACAGGCTGCAAATGCTGTTCAGATAGAGCTTCAGCAAGCATACGAGGCACTGTCGTCATACAGAGATCGTCTTGGCCGAGAGTCAAAACGTGCTGCAAGAAACGAGCTGGCAAAAGAGGTTCTTTCAGAAAACTTTCAGCAACGTAAAAAATACTTTGATGAAGGCTATTCAGATGAGCGTTTTGGAAAGATAATAGTAACTGTAGACAATACGCTTTCTGCTGCAAGTGAGTTCAAGGCGAAGGCAAAACAAATTGGAAAACAGGAGTCTCGCGTTGTAAATGCAATTATAAGTTCTTACAAAAAGAACAAATCTGACACTCTTAATATCTTAAAAGAAAGAAGAACAGAGCTTGCAGGAGAGATAGGGGAGGCGATTGAGTCTGGAAACCGAGCTAGGGCGGCTGCTTTGGGCAAGGTAAAAGATGCAATCATGCGTGACATGGAGAAGGCTGGAGAGGCAAACAATGCTCTCAAGGCTCTCAATGCTGAATACAATGTATTTGGAGACATTTTTCTTGATGGGCCTACTGCGGCTGTTCTTCGTGCAGATAATCCAGTGCCTGCAAGCCAAACACTTGATAAGTATTTTGGAAGCAAGGAAGACTTATTGCAACTAAGAGCCGGGCTTGAAGGTAGCCCTACTGGCATCAAGGCAACGGTAGATGCAATGGTGGAGCGCATGTCATCTGAACTTGGGCTCACTCCAACTGAAGAGGCTGTGGTGGAATGGATGTCCAAAAGTATGCCTGGCAAGGCTACTGGAGCAGACTGGACTACTGCTTTTCCTGAACTCACTCCGCTTACAATGTCTCTTACTGGTCCAATTGAAACAGGACTAGGCAGGGTAAAGGCTTCTGATCTGAATATAGAGCAGGCCCAGGCAGCAATGAAGTCTGCCGAAATGTCATCTAAAGACATTGTTGCAGAAGCTAACGCAGCAGCAAAACAGGTTTTGGACAACGCTCAAGGACAAGGCAAAGAAGCAATCGCAGAGGCAAAGCGACAAGCAAAAGAGATTCGAGACACTGCTGCTGCGCAAGCAAAAGCTAAAAATAAAGCTGCCGTAGAAAAAGTAGACGCCCTTGTTGCGTCAAGATTCATCAAGGGTAGTCCGGCTGAAGTAATTAAAAGCATTGCAGACAAAGATGATGCCCCAAATCGCTTTCGTGAGTTGATGAAGTTGGCTGCAATGGACAAGTCTGGACGTACAAAGCAGGCTATTCAAAACGCATTCAAAGAATACATTGAGCAAAATAGCCGTCTCTCAAAGGAGACAAAACTTGGGTACAAGGAAGGCGATTTGACTCCTGCTGATCTTGCTGTGTCGCTTGCAGACACAATTGATTTTATTACAGTCAAAAAGAACCTTGAATCTCTTGAGGCTGTTTTTGGCAAAAACTCACCAGAACTAAACGCGCTACGGACTGCTCAAAAGAAAGTTGGACTGATGTCTGCAAGACTTCAGGCAACTCCTGGCGAATCAGTAACCAGCTTCGCGAATATTCTTGAGCAGCGTGTTGATAAGCAGCTTGAAGACAATGTGCTTGGAGTTATTGAGCGTGTTGTCAGTGGCATCGAGCCCGGCAAGGGAAAGTTGCTTACTAGCACCTTGTCCTTTATAAGGAAGCAGTGGACTGGAGACACAAAGGATCGAGTGATACAGCTATTGAGTGATGCCATGCTCGACCCAGAGGTGGCAAAGATGGCCCTTAAAAAGATCACTCCAGAAAACCTTCCAAAAGTAAACGAGTTCGTGCGCATGTACTTTGTCGCGCCTCCTCAACCATTTGTTACACCTCAACAGGAGTCCCAGTAATGTCCTCTTCCATCGTATCTCCATTTCCATTTTTCACTGACACGACAGGAGCCCCGCTAGAGGGCGGTTACATCTACATTGGACAAAGTAACCTGAATCCAGAGACTGCCCCTGTAAACGTCTTCTGGGACGCAGCATTGACCATTCCTGCGGCTAACCCGGTGAGGACTGTTGGTGGGTATCCTAGCAGACAGGGAACGCCTAGCAGGTTCTACTCTGCGACTGACACTTACTCGATCACTGTCAGGAACAAGAACCGTGTTTTGGTCTTCTCTGCGTTTGACCAGTCTGATGCGCCTACATCGGTGTTCGACATCTCCACGCAGCTCATTACTGCTACTGCTGGACAGACTACGTTCACGCTAACCGTGTTTAGCTACCTGCCGGGCACTGACACGTTGCAGGTTTTCCGCAACGGGCTGAGACTAAACCTTGGTCTGGACTACTTGGAAACGAACAGCGTGACCATCACGCTGACTGCGCCTGCTGCTGTTGGTGACCAGTTCTTGTTCCAAGGCGGTGCAGTCATTACTGGCGATCAAACTCCAGGCTCTTCTGTTGCATTCATCCAAGCCGGTGCTGGTGCTGTTACACGGAACATGCAGGACAAGGCTCGTGAGAGCGTGTCTGTGAAAGATTTTGGCGCTGTTGGGAATGGGATAGCTGATGATACGTTGAAGATTCAAGATGCGATTAACTCACTTGCATCTACTGGTGGAGATGTAGTGTTTCCGTTTGGCACATACAAAACAACTGGAACAATACGTATTTCTTCGAACAGAACGTCTCTTGTTTTTCAAGATGGTGCAAAACTGCTTCCAGTTGGCAACTTTGATTCAATACGTTTTGAAAGCCAAACTTCAGCAACATTTATTTACGGAAACAAAATCGTAAATGGACTACTAGATGAAACAGGAAAAACTGGCGGCAGAACACTTGTTGCAAGGTATGTTGCTGAAAGTAATTTTGAATTAAATTCTGGAAATGGATATGACGGTGTTTTGATTGACACCTTTAACACGGTTGACCTCACTGCAAGACTTACAAACTATACTGCTACAGTTTGTGATTACGTTAGAGTTCAAGGTGGCGCATCAGGGCAGGCTCGTTCGGATGTTTTAAGAATTCACTCGCTTGTAATGGGTGGAAACTATGTAGATGGACAAGACGGTCTTGTTATTGATGGGTTTGTTCACACTGTTTCTGGAACACATGTCTATGCTATCAACGTAGGCGGAAAACCGCTTCATGCGCTAAATTCAGTTGGAGCAACTGATATACCTTCGTTTTTGACATTTTTTGATCTGGAAACTGATTACTGCAAAAGTGCAGTTTACCTTCAGACATGTCAGGTTGTTGAATTAGTTGCCTGCACTATCAACGGAGCTAGAGCAGATCATGGCGTTTTTATTGGCAACGGTTGTATAGACGCCAGAATCAATGGTGGCAGGTTTACTGGAAGTGCTTTAGCAGGCATTGCAGTTTCAAATGCCGGCACAATCATTAGAGGAGCAAAACTTGCGTTTAATTCCTCAAACGTTTCTCCAGTTACTGGAACGCTAAACACATACCCTGGAATCCTGATTGGAGGAACATCTTCAGGAGTAGTTGTCACAGGATGCCGTTCTGGAGATGCGGCAACCAGCACATTCCAACGTCATGGCATCCAAATTGATACTGGCGCGACAAACTTTATTGTTTCAAACAACGATGTTAGAGACAATGCAACTTCTGGGATTGCAGATGGATCTACTGCCACAAACGGATTTGTTTTAGGAAACAACGGATACACTGGAAATTTGTCAGCTTTTGTAGCTGGCAGTTCTCCTTACACATACACGGCAGGACACTCTCCTGAATCTGTTTACATTTACGGTGGAACCGTTTCGAGTATTACTCTTGGTGGAGCAACTGTGTTTTCAAGCACAGATCGCACTGTTCATCTTGGACCAAATCAATCTGTTGTCATTACTCATTCAGCGGCTCCAACAATTTTAAAAATGCCTCAATAGGCAAACTTTATAACACTATGAGCAGCAAATCTTTTCAAAACGCAACAACGCTAAACGAGCTAACGGCGATGGACTCGTATTTTCGAGCCACATCAACGGTTGCTGCATTTGGTGACAACGTAAACGCTCCCGGGACAGGGCTGCAAGTTGGTGGTGGAAATGCCGCCAACGGCACTGATGGCACGGTATTTGGAACAGATGGGAATGCTTCTTGGCTTAGGATTCAGCCATCTAAAGATCTTTCCCCTGTTGAATTGCTTTTGTATCCCACTTCGGCACAGGGGATAGCAAGCTCTACATCAGGAACAGGAAATCTTGTTCGGGTTTCTGGAACAGAATTTTCTGCAAACTGGGTTGGCCTTAGTTTTTACTTTGGGGAAAACGCATACACAATTGTATCTGTTGCTGGTCCATCAAATTTGGTCGTTACTCCAAACTTTACCTCAAGTGAAACAGAAACATTTCACGCGGCTTGGGTTCAAGGAACTGGAACATGTAATGTTGCAGGAACAACTGTAACAAGAGCATCTGGAGATCCATTTATAGCATTTTACTCAACAATTCAATTGTTTAAGATAAATGGAAATTCTGTTACAGTAAATGGATTTACTGATGTAAATACAATTTCACTTTCAAGTTCTCTTGGCTCACTAACAAACGCTACGTTTAGTTTTTTTGCAAACATCAACGATCAGCTTGCTGCATTTAGAGTGCAAAAAATGCTTGGAGCAAACGAAGAAAATCTTTCTTTTTATGCTCGTTACGATGGTTACTGGATGCACTCGCTTTATGCTGGAGCAGGTAAATATCGTAAGATCGTAATGGGGTCAGGAGAATCTGTTGCCGGAACTCTTGCCAGACAACTTGTTGTTCAAAAAAATGGAGATCTCACAATTGGAGGAGACTACGAGGCAGATGCCATTCGAGTACTTAATCAAACTCCGGCAAACAGCAAAAACAGAATTGAAACTCAAGCCGCCCCTGCTGGATTTGGTGTAAATTTTAGATCAAGAGGATCTGACACAAACATTGATTTTGGAATTGATTGCAAAGGCACGGGGCAACTTGTTGTTACAAATAATGCGTTTGGAAATGTTATAGCTCAATTTACAAATAATTGGTTTCAAACAGCACCACTATTCAATGTTGCTAACGATGCAGCAGCGGCAGCACTGGGAGTTCCAGTTGGTGGGTTTTACAATACCTCTGGCACAGTGAAGCAACGGCTTGTTTAATATGGACCCAGTAAAAGATCTCGACAAATACATTGGAGACATTGTTGGCGGGCTAATTCGAGAGGCTGCAATGCTTCGCTCAAAAGTAGCTTTCTTAGAGTCTGTAATTGAGTCTCAGAAGCAACAGATTAACAAGCTACCAAAAGCAGAGGAAGAGTACATCTTCAAGGAGCCAACCACATGAACCACCTTGCCCACCCAGTCATCGCTCTCGTCCTGCAAGCCATCATCGGCCTTGCCAGCGGTGACTGGTGGGTTGGTGCTGCTGCTGGCTCGTTTTACTTTGTTGGCCGTGAATACGCTCAGGCTGAGTACCGCAACATCGAGCACAACTACGGAGGGCTGCGCAGAAACATGCCTTACTTTGGTGGCCTAGAGCTTAGGGCGTGGACCATCAAGGGGCTACTCGATTTCATTCTCCCTTCCCTAGCCTGTGCCTTTGTGGCATGGTTGCGCTCGTGGATCTTTTGACTATGAAGACACTTATCCAAACTTACGTTCGTCAGCCTTCGACTTGGCTGGGTCTTGCTAAAATGGGCGCAGCATTTGGCCTTTACTCGACTGGTGTAGGTGGCGCCCTTACGACGGCAATCATAAGCATCTTTGGGCTCATCGACGTAGTTCGCAACGAACGCAGATAGCCATGACTGTTCTTCCTGTCCCCATTATCCCGGGCTTGCAAGCGCGTTACCTAGGCGCGACACCGCCCTTTGGCCTGCAGGTGCTGGCGACCATTAAACGTGTGCTGCCACCAGCAGCGACTGATGGCGTTGGCCTGCCACCAGACAAGATCATGCCTTACTCTGGAATCTACGATGCAAACGGAAAACTCCCCACAGTGCCCGGACCAGGATCAACTTTCCTTGCTCATGCATAGCCGGCACCTCTTTGACTTGGCTACGGTCAATTTGGCAAACGTGGGTGCATTGGCCCTCTCGTTGTCTGAGGCTGAACAGTGGATTCGAGTTGCCGGCTGTTTACTTGCAGCAGTCTTTACGGCACTCAAGATTATAGAGACGATTCGCAGTTTAAGAAAATAGCCAATGGCTAACATCACCCGCAACTGGAAGAGATTCTTGGCTGTGGGATGCAGTCACGGTCACCACGCCGACCAGCAGCTCCTCAAGCGTGTGCTGGCGTTCAAGGCCCGCTGGAAGCCACATACCACGATTCATTTAGGGGATGCTATTGACTTGGCCTGTCTTCGCCAGGGTGCGACGGGCAGCGCAGATGAAAGCGCAAACCCAGAGGGCGACCTCCAAGACGGTCTGGCTTTCCTTCACCAGCTTGAACCCAAGTTGTACTTTCTAGGCAACCACGAGGCTAGGTTGAACACGCTGATGGAATCACCAAAGGCCATTGTAGCCGCATTAGCGGGCCGTGTGATGGGCCAGATCACAGATCAGGCCAGACGTATGCGCTGCGAGGTGATCGACTACAATTTCCAGAACGGCTGGAGGCAGTTAGGAGACACGCTCTTTGGGCACGGCTATATGGTGAATGAGGCTGCCGTGCGCGATCACGCAGAATCCGTATGTAGGGGGACCGCTAATAAGGTGGTTATTGCTCACCTGCACCGCGTACAGCAGGCCGAGGGACGCAACAGGGCGCATCCTACGGGTTACTGCGTTGGGTGGTTAGGAGACAAGGATGCCATGGGGTACGCTGCCAATCGCAGGGCAACGACCAGTTGGTCAAGGGGCTTCGCTTGGGGAGAGTACTGCGACTCAGAGACTGTAGTCTGGCTTGCCAAGGAGACGCAGGCGCACGACTTTCGTTTGCCTGTATGAAAAAGACCCTACTCGAACAGCTCAGAGCTGAAATAATGGGAGAGCCGCCGCCGGATGGCTGGTACACGCTTTGGCAGCTGATGGAGTTGCTTGGCAGCAAGCGGACGGCAACTCAAAACATGGCTGAACGCAAAAAGTGGCAAACCAAAAAGTTTCGGACACTTACGCGAGACGGAAAAGAAGTGATAGCAGTTCATTACCATGTTGGAAAACTATGACCATCGAGGAGAAGCAGGCTTACGTTGAAAAGGTTGCCGCTGACTTGGGCGAGCACTTTGACTGTGTCCAGATCTTGGCACACGACTCTGACACTGACAGCTACTCGACTTTTGAGGCTGGCTCTGGCAGCTTGTTCGCCCGGCTGTATCAGGCCATGCGGTGGGCAGAAGAACCAGTGGACATACTAGAGGACGACGATGACGAATCTATCGAGTAAGGGCATTCAGGCGATAATCAAGTGGGAGACAGGTGGGGAGTCGTACTACGACAAAAACCCAGAGTGGCCCGGTGAACAGTCTGGCATCACGATTGGTGTAGGCTGGGATCTAGGCCACACATCAGCAACTGAGACTAGCCGTGCATGGTCGCCTCACCTGAATGCCGCTACATTGTCCCTGCTGGTTAGTGTGTCTGGACGGAAGGGAGAGGCTGCCAAGGAAGTCCTGCCGCATGTTCGTCATCTAGTCATCCCGTGGATGTCTGCGCTGGCGGTGTTTGAGAACGTCACGATTCCTGTCTGGTACATGAAAACTCTGCGGATTTATCCGCAGGTTGTGGACCTGCCAGGAGACTGTGCAGCGGCCCTCGTGAGCTTGTGTTTCAACAGGGGCACTAGCCTAAGTGGCGAGCGCCGCAGAGAAATGTCTAACATTCAAGCACTTCTGCGCACTGGTAATCTGAAGGAGGTTCCCAAGCAGTTTCGCGAGATGAAACGCTTGTGGCCTAAAACTGAAGGACTTAGGAGACGCAGGAACGAAGAAGCCGACCTGTTCGAGTCTGGGCTTATGCCTGCTGGAGAATAACGATTTGCCGGATGGTGCGCAGGGAGAACCTGCGACGGGGTGCAGGGGTGCTTCCTCATGAAACAAAGGCACTTACGTTAGGGGCTGAAAAAAGATTACGTTTTTTGTTGCGCGCTAGATCTGCGCACACTACGCATTGAGCCGCAATGAAAACACCCACGCTGAATGTAAGCAGTGTGGTTCAGTTCTTCGGTGGCCGAGGCGAGCTTTACAAGAAGCTCAGTGCGGCACAGGTGGAACTCAGCCACAGAACGATAGATAACTGGTTGTACCACCGCACAATTCCAATGAATCGGTTCTTGGAGTTGGTCGCGGTAGCTAAAACCAATGGGCTCAAGCTCAAAATTGAGGACCATTTGAAATATGAAAATTAGACACTCCTCACTCCCTAAGCTGGCCCTATGCGGTCAGTACGAAGGTACAGCAGGCAACAGCAGTGCAGCCTCACGGGGCACCATGCTTGACGGTGTATTCCGTGACGCTTGGGTCACCGGCGAACTGCCTCGTGATCTGAATGAGGAAGACACCAAGGCAGTCAATTGGGCATTACATCGGTGCATTCAACTTGGCGGTGGAGCTGACGGCCTGACCACCAGCGAGTCTGAGTGCCGCATCCAGACTTCTGGCCTTGAGCACATGGGCACTGCTGACGGCATCGCAGCAAAGGGCAAGTGGCTGATCGACCTTAAGTCTGGTCAGGTCTACGACTACACCGGCCAGATGGCAGCCTATGCACTGGGCTTGATGGAAACTCACTTTGAGCAGGAGTGGACGACTCACTTGCTGTTTTGCGACCAAAGGCAGGTGGTGACCCAGCACTGGACCTACACCAGTGCCAAGGAGACTGTGCAGCGCATCTTGGACAACGTAGGGACGGCCCCCGTTCAAAACGACTACTGCAACTGGTGCGCCAAAAGTCTGACTTGCCCTGCCCGTGTTGCTAGCAAGGACTCTGCATTGGTCACTGTGGCTGGTTTGGCTCCTACGGTGCAAGACGAAGCCTTCCTGTCTCTATTGAACGATCCTGACCGGCTGGGCCAGTTCTTGGCTGCTTGCCAGACGCTGGAAGACTTTAGGGACGCGGCCAAGGCTAAGGCTTTTGAGTTGCTTGAAGCAGGGCAGAAAGTACCGGGCTGGAGGCTACAGAAGCCGCGTGCGACTGAGTTTGTCAGCAGCGAGTATATTGCCAAGGCAGTCGAGGAAGGGCTGATCAGCGCAGGCAATGCCATCAATGCGCTTGGATCACTGTCAGCCAAGAAGGCTGAACAGCTCTGGAGTGTGTCAGGTCACGAGATGCCTGCTCACATTGTGTCCCGTAAGGTTGGCAAAGCACCATTGGTCGCTTCCAAATGAACTTTGTCGCAATTGATCCAGGCGTAGGAGGCGGGATCGCCTACGTTGACACTGACGGCAGTGTTCATGCGCTGCCAATGCCTGACACGCTGCACGATCTCGATACTCAGTTGATGATCTTGTGCACAAAGCACAACACGACATCAGCAGACACACCTACTGTATTTCTGGAAGAGCTTCCCAAATTTGCAGGCAAGATGTCTGGAAGTTCTATGGCTACCATGTTTCGCAACTACGGGCGTATTGAGGGCATCCTCGCGGCTTACGGCGCCCGTATCGAATACCTGCCTCCCAAGAAGTGGCAGACTGCCCTGGGCTTAGGCGACAAGAAGACCCACGGCAACCGCTGGAAAGCTCATCTCAAAGGCAGGGCGCAGGCGCTCTATCCACAACTCACAGTGACGCTCAAGACCGCCGACGCACTGCTTATCTTGGAGGCGGGACTTAAAATGAAAACCAAATGAAACACGAAAAAGAAGAACCATTGGAAAAAATTATCAGGCAACGACTTGATGCAGAACTATTTATTGTAATCTCAACAAAAGGAAAAAAGCTGGAATTGTTTACTGATTTGGATTTCACGCCAGCAAACGCAGCGTTGGTTTTGAAAATGATTGAAGCAGCAAAGCCGCCACTTGTAGCGCGAATGCACGAAAATTAAAAGAAACATGCAACTAATCCCCATCGACCAAATATCCCTGATGGCAAAGGCCATCGCAGAATCTAAGCTGTTCGGCATCCAAACGCCGGCTCAAGCTCTTGCTCTTGGCCTCTTGTGCCAAGCAGAAGGGCGCCATCCCGCTGAAGCAGCCCGCGACTACCACATCATTAACGGCAAGCCATCCTTAAAATCTGAAGCCATGCTTGCACGCTTTCAACAAGCTGGCGGCAAGGTGGAGTGGCACGACTACACTCATGAGTCAGTCAGTGGCACGTTCAGCCATCCCCAGGGCGGCAGCCTCAAGGTGTCTTGGACCATGCAAGACGCTACCCGCGCCGGTTTGACTGGGAATCCTACTTGGAAGAAGTTCCCTCGCCAGATGCTTAAAGCCCGCTGCATCTCTGAAGCAGTGCGCGGCATCTTTCCCGGCGTCTTGTCTGGCCTCTATGCACCTGAGGAGGTAGGCGAGTTTACTCCCGTACAAGTGGTGACTGAGCCTGAGCCGCTCCAGATCGAGGCGCCCAAGGAGGAGCCTAAACAGGAGGTTCCTGAACAGATTAGTGCAGTCAACCTGATGGACCGCCTTCTCGCTGAGAAGTCAAAGGCGCAGAAAGACAAGGTCACTGCCGGCGCCATTAAGCGTGGCTGGATCACAGAATCCCAGACATACAGGGAACTGCCAATTTCCATCCAGACCCAAGCCGTAGCTTTCCCTGAGAGGTTCTTTGCCGCTTTCGGAATTTAACCCCAAACCAACAAAACCATGCCATCCGTAAAAATCGAACTAGGAGAACAGAAACAGTCAATTGAAGCGGGTATCCATCTCGCCAAGATCACAGACGCGGTCGAAGCCATCAGCAAAGCTGGTAACGACATGTTGAAGTTGGAGGTCGCAGTTGGACCTCTCAAGTTCAACTCGTGGGTAGTATTCACGACTAAGAACAGCCGCAACTTGGCTGACTTTGCTGAAGCTATCGGCATCAAGGTAGAAGACGGAAAACCGCTCGCCATCGAGATCGACGATTGCGTAGGCAAGGTCGCGAAGGTTGAGCTTGCCCCCGGCGAGAAGATCTCTGAGAAGACTGGCAAGGCTTACCTCGAAATCAAGAGGTGGCTGCCGCTGGACTCGACAGATGTGAGCGGGGACGAGATCCCGTTCTAAGCGACTTACTGGGGGGTGCGCATCCGATCACGCACACTTTTACGGGACTGGTTATGATAAAGGCTGACTTGATGGAAGCAGAGAGGATTGCTGTGGAGTTGTTGAAGGTGGATCGAGACTTTAAGAGGACCGGGCAGGGTGGATTGAATGTGGATAAGTTGGAGGTGATGACACTGGCTAAGGCAGTGCAGATTTTCGAGGGGAGACTAGAAGCGAAACCGCTTTCTAGTGCGGCTAGGTTGCAGCGAGATTTAGAGGCGACTCTCTAAAGCATGAGAGAGCCAACTATCCCGCAGGCCGAGAAGGCCGAGCGGGCAGTGCTGGGGTGTCTACTTTTTGCACCTGACCTAGCACTGCCGACTATTGCTGCCAAGGGGCTGACCCAAGGCGACTTTCATAATCCCCAGTTTGGAGCTATCTTTGCCGGCATCCAAGAGGGTGCCAGGGCCGGTCTGAGCATGGACCCTATTGGGCTGGCTACACGCCTCGCTAAGGGTGGCATCCCGTTTGCGTTGCTGTCTGAGTTGTCCACCGGGATGCCTAGTCTTGAACCGCTTCCGAGCTGGTGCGAACTAGTTCAAGACGCAGCAAGGCGCAGAGTACTGCTTGCCTCTTTGCTGAAGGCCACTCATGCCATATCGACTGGAGAAGCCACAGAAGACGTTGTAGCGGGCCTCAGTGTGGCAACGCTGGCGGCCAATGCTGAACGTGGGCTGGGTTCTATAGTACAGTCTACGTTCAATGACCTATTGGCCTATGATACAGAGAACGATAGCAACACTCTGATCGGGAATCGCTGGCTGTGCAAAGGCGGGAGTGTGCTCATTAATGCTCAATCGGGAATCGGAAAGAGCAGTTTGACGATGCAGTTGGCAATCGGCTGGGCGCTCCACGGGATCGGCGCCTTCTCTGAAGTGCTGACCTTTGGACTGATCCCAGTTAAGCCACTTAAGAGTCTGATTATCCAAGCTGAGAACGACCAAGGCGATCAGGCCGAGGTCTTGCAATCTGTGTTTTGCAAGTACGGGAAGACTCAGTGTGGAGAGACTGAGAGGGCCCTTCTAAACGAGCGAGTCATCTTCTATAGGGACAACATTCACTCTGGCGCAGAGTTTATCAGAGTACTAGAGACACTGGTTTTTAAGCACTCCCCGGATGTTGTCTGGATTGATCCTTTGATGTGCTACTTAGGTGATGACATCAGTGACCAAGCAGTGGTTACCAAGTTCTGCAATGAACTCAACAGGATCTCCTCGAAGACTGGGGTGCTACTGGCGATCATTCATCACTTGCCTAAGCCAAGGGAGAACTCTGCGCGGACTGAATCAGACTTGGCTTACAGTGGCTTTGGCTCGTCTGCTCTCACGAACTGGGCCAGAGAGGTTATCACGCTCCAGCGGGTCGAGACTGAGGACAATCAGCCTTTGACATGTAGTCTGACTATGACAAAGAGACGCCTGCGTTCTAATATGAAGTGTTTCGAGAAGGGCCTGCCGACCTCGAAGATTTACATCAGACACAGTCCTACGCCAGACAGGCATGGAATGATTTGGCAGCAGTGCTTTAAGCCAGAACCAGTCGAAGAGAAATCAAAGAAAAGAAAATGAACTACACAAAGATCGGAGCACTACCAACGCATAGGTACATCTGGGTGGACAGCGAGTACACTCATGCAGAGCCTTGTGGCCTAGTCGAGGCTATGTGGGTGGGCTTAACAGCCATCCCTGGGCGAGCGTGGGGGATTAACGTAATCCTACGAGACGGGGGCGCACTGTACCGCAATATCCCGCCTCATGCTGTAGCGTTCAGCAAGGATGCTGCACCTTGGCATATTCAGGCTGCACAAATGTGGGACTGTTACAGCTACAACTTCTCAGTGCTCCAGAATCCGATTATGCGCGGGATGGAAGTCATTGTAGTCTGGAAAGACAATGTGTTGTACGGAGAGTACCTGTTCTCTGTAACGCACCTTCACGATGGTTGGTCAGACTCCCCGGATCAGGACAAGGAGTTTATCTTTGTGAAGTTAAACAATGGTAGACTGACAATCCAGCCTACCAACAGAGTGCGCTTCATCGACCACAGTTTCACGACAAACGAACTGCCAAAGTTGAAACTGCAAGAAACAGTCTACAGTTGCGAATAATGAATCCACGTTCTGAAACACCAAAAGACGAAGGTCCATGGGGCTGGCAGTCGCGTGAAGCGGTCAAGAAAGCCGGGCAACTTGGCCCCAAT